AGAGCTGATGGATGCTACTCTTTACATAGAAAAGTTAAAAACTAAATTAGATAAGTAATGTTAGACAATCAAATTAAAATTGTGGCGAGTGTTTCGATACTGCCAGTAATTGCAGACTTTTTAGAAGACCTAGTAGAGGACAGAGAGTTTGAGAGGAGTGCAAAGATGCACGTTAACAACTTAATTGCTCAGATTAGAAAGTTAGATGACCGTGTTTTAAACGGCGCTAACATGGAAGCAATGGAGCAGCAAATAGGAATCCAACAGGCATTTCGCCAATGGGTTTTACAAAATGTAGAACACAAAATGTAGAATTATGACAGAAGATTTAGCTTTATTCTTTGGTGCATTTTGTTTAGGTGTATCAGTAGGTATGTGGATGGGTATGAAATTTTGGGAATATTTTGGAGGAGATGAAGACAATAAATAGTGATAAATCAAAGGTGAGTAACGCAATTACTTTAATCGATAAATACAATTTGTCAAGCAGAAGCAGAAAACGTGAGCTGGTAGGCATGAGGGGTTATATTATGTTTAAGCTGAGAAGTTTAGGAATGTCACTTGAAGCAATAGGTAAACTATTTGACAGAGACCATGCTACGGTTATTCATGCGATTAAAAAGCATAGGACATACACTCAGGTAGGTGATGTCATTTACAGAACAGACATAGCTCAAATAAAACACGATTTTATAGCTATGAATAAGAACATCCAGTCAAGCATATTCGATGACGTTCTTTCAGCTAATGACTACACTGACTTGTTAGTTATCAAGCAAAAAATTCACTCAGGTGTTTACTTGACATAAAACAAATTAGAAAATTATAGTTATATTTGTAACTGGTTAGAGTCTCAAACATAGTTAACCAACAGGAATTATTTACCCTGTCAATGATGTAGACGTGAGACTCCTACAGATTTGATAGGGTTTTTTTATGCTTAAAAATTTAAAATGGAAGAAATTTGGAAAGACATTCCTGAATACGAAGGTTTGTATCAGGTTAGTAATTTAGGAAGAGTTAAAAGTTTACCTAAAGAATGGACAGTTGGAAATGGAACTATTAAGAGACATAGCGGTAAAATTTTAAAATTACATGCTAATCGACATGGATATTTAATGGTTAGATTAAGTAAAAATATAAAACCTAGAGGTTTTGGTGTTCATCAATTAGTAGCTATTGCATTTTTAAATCACAAGCCATGCGGACTTAAACTTGTTATTGACCATATCAACGACAATAAATTAGATAATAGAGTTGAAAATTTACAAATAGTAACTGCAAGATATAATGCTTATAAAACACAAGGTAAATACTCAAGTCAATTCAAAGGTGTTAGTTGGAGTAAAAAATATAAAAAATGGCAAAGTTTAATATTAATGAATGGAAAAAGAAAACATTTAGGGTATTTTACAGACGAATACGAAGCTCATCTAGCATATCAAAACGCATTAAAACAACATGAGTATGAGCGGTTGGATTAAGTTGCATAGGCAGTTTTTAAACTGGGAGTGGTTTAATAAAAGTGAAGCTGTTCATTTGTTTATGTATCTACTTTTAAAAGCAAACCATAAAGATGGAACTTGGCAAGGTATTGATATAAACAAAGGTCAGTTTATAACATCTTATGGTAAAATTTCTAGTGATACTGGTATCAGTTTACAGACTGTAAGAACACTTTTAAAAAAGTTTGAAAACACGAACGAAATTAACACGCAAACAACAAACAAATATACTGTTGTAACTGTCTGTAAATATGCAGATTACCAAAGCGAAGAAACTCAAACTAACACGCAACTAACAAACAAACAACAATCAACTAACAAACAACTAACAACAAACAAGAATGATAAGAATAATAAAGAAGAAAATATATATAGGAGCTTCGCTCAATTGTCTATATCTAAAATTGAATTTGAAAAGCTATCTAATGAATACACTAAAGAACAAATTGACAGTACACTAGATGACATTGAAAACTACAAAGGCAACGATAAGTATAAATCTTTATATTTGACAGCAAACAAATGGTTAAAAAGGAATTATCCTAAACAACCTGATAAACTACCACTAGACCAATTAGACCCATTGGTAAGAAAAGCAATTGAACTCGGATATGAAAAATACTAAAGGACAACATTTAAAATACTTACTAGACTATCGTAATGGCAAAATAAAGCAAGGTCTAGGACTTGACTGCTACATGGATGAGTATCTAAGATTTAAACCTAAACAACTAAACATTATTCTAGGGCATGACAACGTAGGAAAGACATACTGGATAAATTGGTACTTTCTATCACTTGCACTAAAACACGGAGTAACATTCTGTTTATGGTCAGGAGAGAATCAATACGGTCAGATTCTACGAGACATGATACAGATATACACTGGTAAGAATTTCAAAGAGCTTTCAGAAATGGAAATACGAAATTACTCAGCATACATAGAGCAGTATTTTGAATTTGTGGATAACAGCAAACTGTACAAACCAAACGAGCTGCTTAAGATATTTAAAGAAACAGAGTGTGACGCTTGTTTGATTGACCCGTACACTGGGCTTGACCGTGAAATGGGTTATGAGGGTAACTACAAGTTTTTAAACATGGCTAGGCAGTTTGTAAACGAAACAGGAAAAACTTTGTATATAAACACGCACCCAAACACTGAAAGCGGTAGAAGTGGGAATATTTACCCTGACAGCCATAATTGGAAAGGACATCTTAAACCACCAATGAAAGACCACATTGAAGGAGGTAAGGCTTTTCTAAACCGATGTGACGATATGTTCGTAATCCATAGGCTAATAAAACACGAATCAATGAAATATGTAACTTTGATTTCAGTAGAGAAGATTAAAGACACGGACACTGGAGGAAAGATAACAGCTCTAGATGACTTTGTATTCTGTGATTTTAATAGCGGAAAAGGTTTTCAGATAGGAGGAGCTGACCCATTACGAAACTACCGACCTAAACCACCTAAGCAAACAGAAATACAAATAAACAACAGCTTGAATTACGTTAAACCTGACGATTGTCCATTTTAAAAACAAGAACTATGATAAACGATTTAGACCATTTACTTACCCAAACACAAGTAAGCGCAATAATAGGCAGCTTGTCGATGGAGTTGAAGAGACTTGAGCAGTTAAACGAACCAAAACACGAACCATTTAGAATAGGTACAAAGAAACACCTAGAAGAAATGAAAGAGGTATTGATGCACTTGTTCGTCTCTGAGAAGGAGTTAAACACCTTAAAAAGCGTAAACTACAACCTACATAGGGAAAATATGGAACTGTCAAGAAAAGTAGAACAGTTGGAAATAATGAATAATAATCTAATGAATGGCATATAACGTTTTGCAGCTATGCGCTCGTTTTAATGGCGCATAGGTGCTGTTATAAGCTGTAAAAAAAAGAAGGGGAGATTTTTAAATTTAAAATTTTGTTTTTAAAATGGATTTACGAAATATAGATTGTATGATAATGATGAAGGAATTTCCAGACAAGTATTTTGATTTGGCAATAGTTGACCCACCTTATGGAATAGGGATTGACGGACAAAAAGAAAGTATTTGCAAGAACCCTAAACATAACAGAAAGGCACATAAACACAAAGGGTGGGATAATGCAATACCTACCGCAGAATATTTTAGAGAATTAGAAAGAGTTAGCAAAAATCAAATTATTTGGGGCGCAAATTATTTTGTTGAACATTTAACTAAAGGCACAAAAGGGTGGATATTTTGGTATAAAGGACAAGAAGGATTAACTATGAGTGATGGCGAAATCGCTTATAGTAGCTTTCAAGTTGCAACCCGAATGATAAACCTAAACAGGGGATTGATAGCACAAAAAGGCGGAAGCATACACCCAACACAAAAGCCAGTTGAATTATACAGGCACTTGCTGCACAATTACGCAGAGAAAGGACAAAAGATATTAGATACACATTTAGGAAGCGGAAGTATTGCTATTGCTTGTTATGATATGGGATGCGAATTAACCGCCTGTGAGATTGACGAAGAATATTTTAACAATGCAACGAAAAGGATACATGAACACACAATACAAACCTCTTTATTTTAAAAACAAAATTTTAAATTTAAAAATGTGCGGTGGGATTTTTTTTATTGCTTATAACTAGTTGCTAGGCGCAACAGTTGCGTAAAGCATAACTAAAACGAAATAATATGCGATGTAAAAACTGCAAAGAGAAATTTGAGCCTATACGCTTTCTCCAAAAGTATTGCTTAGAACCTGAATGTGTTCGTGTTTGGGTAGAAACCGAAAAGCAAAAACAATGGAAGGCTAAAAAAACACGGTTGAAAAAAGAACTAATGTCTTTACAGGACTGGTTGAAGTTAGCACAGATGACGTTTAACAAATACATTCGCCATAGAGACAAAGGAATGAGCTGTATATCATGCGGAAATGAGCCTAAAAAAGCAAACGCTGGACATTATTTTTCACAAGGCGGTCATTCAAACGTCAGATTTCACGAAGACAATGTACATCTTCAATGTGAACACTGCAACAGTTATCTAAGCGGTAACCTACTTAACTATCGGATAGGCATTGAAAAGCGAATAGGAACAGCAAGATTGATTGTCCTAGAGGTAATTGCACATGAAACAAAAAAATGGACTGTTCAAGAGCTAAACGAAATAATCGAAACGTATAAAAAGAAGCTAAAAGATGGAATATAACAATGACTTTAGATACGATTTAAAGGTAGGTAAAGTATATGAGCATAAACTAGCAGCACTACTAGGTAATAAAATAGAAGTAAAACGAGATTTTAAATGCTTAGATACAGGAAACATATTTGTTGAATACGAAAGCAGAGGTAAGAAATCAGGAATAAGCATAACAGAAGCTGAGTATTGGTGCTACTGGCTATCAGATTATCACTTTTTTATGGTAGAGACTGAACGCTTAAAGACCATTTGCCGTAATTACTTTAACACAAAACGAGATACAATAGGCGGAGATAGCAATACCAGCAAAGGTATTTTAGTGCCATTGAAAATATTTTTTGAGAATAAGTATTAATTATTGAATAATTGTTATATTTGCGTATAACAAAAGCAAGAAAAATGAGGAATTATCTAGTAAATTACAGAGCTTTTTACGATGGTAAATGGCGCAAAGCGGTGAAAGTAGTAGCTGCCTACAGTGAATTAGATGCCTATGTAAAGGCGGACATTTGGAAACAATTAATAATCAACATAAAAGCAGAACAATGAAAAAGAAAGAGTTAACATTTGAAGAGGCGTTAGACCTAGTAAACCCTATTACACCAGTAGAGCAAGAACCTGAGGTAGTAGGTAACATCTATCAAAAGCTGTGGAGAGCTAAACAAGAAATCGGTAAAGTAGTTAAGGGTAACGACAATCCGTTTTTTAAAAGCCGTTACGCTGATTTAAACACCATTCTAGAAGCTGTTGAACCATCACTATTTAAACACGGTCTTATTGTGTTACAGCCATGCTTAGACAACATAGTAGAAACTAGAATAATTGATTGTGAAACTGGTCAGATGGTAGAGTCATCTTTGGTGCTACCTGAGATAACAGACCCACAGAAACGTATCGCAGCTGTCACATACTTCCGTAGAGCTACGTTGCAGTCACTTTTGAGCTTACAGGCAATCGATGACGATGGAAACACGGCAACCGAAGCTATTAAAACACAAAAGCCATCTATTACAGATGAGCGTTTAAAAGGTGCTATAACTTCTATACTGTCAGGAAACTACTCAGTAGACCAGTTAAAGGCACAGTTTCAATTAACTCAGGCGCAGTTAAACTACTTAAACTCGGAACTATGAATCCAAAGGAGAAAGCAATAGACCTATTCAATAAATACTTTGACTTAGTAGAAGCGTATAGCGCAGAGCAGCAGCACGAGAACGCACGTACAGCAGCAATTATAGCAGTAGATGAGTTTCTATCATTTCAAGAATCTTTATATATAACTGAAGGAAGTTTAGCGTATCAATACTGGCAGCAAGTAAAACAAGAAATAGAAAAGCTATAAAATCTTAATTTAAAACAAATAAATATGTTTAACACAACAGCAGCACCAATGGCGAAGTATAGTAGCCAAGTGCAAAAAGGACAAGAAGTAAACAAGGTTTACAAAACAAGTGATTTATCAATCTTCAAACAGATTGACGGAAACAGAGTGCCAAATCTTCAACACATTAAGCGATTGGCTGATTCAATTCGTATTTATGGGATGAAATGTAATCCAATTTTAGTTAATGAACGAATGGAAGTAATAGACGGACAACACCGTTTAATGGCTGCAAAAGAAGCTGAGTCATTTGTTTATTACATTATTGTAAATGGATATTCTTTAAATGAGGTTCATACTTTAAATTTAAACCAAAAGAATTGGACTAAAAAAGATTTTGTTGAAGGCTATGCAAATATGGGTATTACATCTTATATAAAACTTAAGTCATTTATTGAAAAAAATGACGACTATACATTTGAAAGTTGCGTTTCTTTTTGTAACAACACATCAACTGGAAGCGGTAATAATTCATTATCAAGATTAAAATATCAAAATACAATAAGTTCAGGAATAATTGAAGACGGAACTTATATTGGGAAAGACTTTCAATTAGCACAAGATTGGGCAAATAAAATAAGAATGATTAAACCCTATTATTCAAGTTACAATAGGTCTTCTTTTGTCGGAACAATGATAACATTGTTTAATAATGATAATTTCGATTTTAATGAGTTTATGCACAAATTAAGAATACAACCAACAGCATTAATTGATTGTGCCAATAGAGAACAGTATAAAACATTAATTGAAGATATTTATAACTATCGCTCAAGAAATAAAATTAATTTACGATACTAATGAAAGACTTAAAAATCAGATGTTCAGCAATAGGTAAGATAATGACTTCCCCTCGTTCAAAAGGGGAGGTTCTATCTGCCACTACAAAGACGTACATTAAAGAGCTTGTACTAGAACACAAATACGGAATAAAGAAAGAAATCAATTCACGTTACTTAGACAAAGGAAACCAAGTTGAAGACATGGCTATTGAATTAGCAGAACAGGCTTTAGAGTTAGGTTTCGTGTTTAAGAACGAGTTGTTCTTTGAAAACGACCATTTGACTGGCACACCTGACATAATCACGGACACGTTAATAGTTGACGTTAAGTCAAGTTGGAACGGAACTACTTTTCCTATGTTTGAAGATGAGTTACCAAACAAAGATTACTACTGGCAGCTTCAAGGTTACATGGATTTAACTGGTAAGCATAACGCTATTGTTGCCTATTGTCTTGTCGATACACCTGAAGACATCGTATTAGACGAAATAAGACGTGTAGCTTGGGCAAAGAAAGAGCTTGAGCCATCGGAAGAAACGGAACACGATGTACGTTCACAGCATGAATTTAGCCACATACCAAAAGACAAACGAGTTAAAGCGTTCTTGGTAGAAAAAGACGAACACGCTATATGGCAAATAAAGGAACGAGTAGAACAATGTAGAGAATATTACACGGAACTATGGAACAAGTAAAACAAACAGCAGTAGAATGGCTTAATAGTGAGGTTGAAAGACTAACTACAAGAGCTGGTATTTATATGTCTTGGGAAATGATGGATAGCATAATAAGACAAGCTAAACAAATGGAGAAAGAGCAAATAATTGAGGCACACGGCGATAAGAAAAGAACAAAAAGTAATTCAGGCAGTTGCGTTACATATGCTTACACTTTTACGGGTGAAATGTACTACAACGAAACCTTTAAATCAGAATAGAATGGCAAAAGTAACAATAGAGTTTGACAGCATCGAAGACAAGGAAGAAATGGAGATGTGTCTTAACGGAATGAAGTGGTATTTATTAGCATGGGAATTAGACCAGTATTTACGCAATAGATTAAAACACGAAAACTTATCTGAAGATGCTTACAAGGCACTAGATGAGACAAGGGACAAGCTGCATGAGTTAAGAAGTGAAGAAGGGTTGACCTTTGATTAAGGGTATAGCTTGAAAATAAAAAAAAATCATCAAGCTAATCGCCGAAAAACCGATTTAGTAATCAAATAAAAACAAATACAAATGGAAAAAGTAAACAAAGGAGCAATCTTTAAAAACAAGCAAAAGACGAACGAAAAACATCCTGACTACAGAGGAAAGATTAACTGGGGTGGTACAGAGATTGAAGTATCTATGTGGGTTAACGAAGCTAAGAGCGGAGAGAAATATTTCGCTGTGAGTCTTCAAGAACCATACAACAAAGACAACGTAACTACAACTCTTAAAAACACATCTGAGAAGCTACAGGATTTAAATGACTTGCCGTTTTAGATATGTACATAAAAGACGAACAGTTAAGAAAAGACTTGAGTATGATACTGCTGACGAAAACACGAAACCAAGTAGTAAAAGACATAAAGTCAACAGGTGTAAAAATGCACCAGTACAACATAGACAGATTCTTATCTAAAAAACCAGTATCAATTGATACACTGAAAAAGATAGAGCGTTATGTATGCACTGAGATGCAATTAACATACAACCGTTAAACTATATCCCTCGTCATATTGTCGGGGGATTATTTTTTTAACCTATATTTACACTGTAAACTAAACGCATGAGTAACAAATGGTCAGATATATTATGCAGACATCATAAAGAATGGGTAGACATTGTCCGTTCATTTGGTGAGTCCAACTTTGCTGAAGACATCGTACAGGAAATGTACGTACGTTTCTACGACAGTAACTCAGGTAGCAAGTGCATTACAGAAGCTGGTGAACCTAACCGAGCTTACATTTGGATAAGTTTAAAAAACACTTATCTTACATACGTCAAGCAGAAGAACAAGTATTGTAAAGTAGACATTGACGAGATTAGAAATTTATCTTATGAGGAAATTGACCAGCAGAAACACGAATCGTACGATATTTTAACTACTAAGATAAAAAGAGAAATTAACTCATGGCATGAATACGACCAACTGCTATTCAGTTTATACTCTACTAGCTCAGATTCAATGCGAGACATAAGCAAAGGAGCAAACATTTCACTATCTTCTATATTCAACTCACTTAAAAACTGCAAAACAAGGCTAAAAGAGAACGTAGGAGAGCATTACGAGGATTATCTGAATAAAGACTATCACTTAATAAAATAAAACCAATGGAGAAGAAAAAACGAAAGAGACGTACTAAAGCAGAAATTCAAGCTCAAGTACAGAAACCCGAATCTCAAGGACTAGGAGACACAGTAGAGAAAGTACTAGAGGCTACAGGAATAGCAAAGGTGGCTAAATGGATTCTAGGAGAAGACTGTGGATGCGATGAGCGTAAAGCAAAGTTAAACGAGTTGTTCCCGTACAAGAAACCGCTTTGCCTAGAGGAAGACGAACACCAATATCTGCATGAATTTTTCCTTACAATGACAGAGAGAATAAAACCAACTCAACAAAAGCAGTTATTAAAGATATACAACCGTATCTTCCAAGAAAGAAATGAGCCATCAACGTGTTCATCGTGCTGGGCTAACTACTTGAATAAGCTACGCAAAGTGTACGACCAATATAACGATTAAGATATGCCGTTATTAAAACCAAAACCAGCAGAAAGTAAAGAAGAGTTTGTATCTAGATGTATGGCAGACGATACAATGAACTCCGAATATAAAGACGAAAAGCAGAGAGCTGCTATATGTTATTCTTTTTATGATGAACAGAGACTTACAGAAATCAGAGAAATGCTATCGGGATTACAGAAAGACGAATATATCCCAATTGAACAGAGAAAAAAGAAATAATCAAAGAGTTAAAGACCATGTACGCTATTGGTTTTTTAAAGACACTGCATTTGAAAGATTAAACCCTGAAGAATAAAAATGTTTGAGGAACAACTACAAGAGATAATAGAACACATCCTAGCTCAATATGATGGTTACTGTTTTGTAATAGGCAAAGCAAACTTAGAAGCTGCTGGAGACATGGATGACTACATGGGATATCCTGTAATCTATTCGCCACTTGTAGAGAAGACGGATGAAACCGTTTACTTTGTACCAATGACAAGCCACTTCATAAACACGAACAACTAATATGGAAAAGAAAAAAGTAGGAAGACCAAGAAACCTAGAATCACCCGAACAACTGTATGAATTATTTCTAAGATACAAAGCTGACGTAAAGGCGAACCCAAGAATAAAATATGTATACGGTGGTAAAGAATTTGAAGAGAGAGCAGAACCCCTAGAGAGACCATTAACAATGGAAGGATTTGAAGTGTTTTGTTGGGATGAAGTAGGACACGTAGAAGATTATTTTAAGAATACGAATAAAGCATACGGAGAATTTTCACCTATCTGTTCACGTATACGAAGAGAAATAAGAGACGACCAAATTACAGGAGGTATGGTAGGACAGTATAACGCATCAATTACACAGCGTTTAAACAACCTAAAAGAACAGGTAGAACAAACCAATATTGAGCAGCCACTATTCCCTGATTGATGTTTAAAAGAACCACTGCAATAAATAAGATTCGAAAGTTAGAAAATCGAATCAAGATAATTCAAGGCGGTACAAGTGCTGGTAAAACTTTCGGCATTTTACCTATACTTATCGACAAGGCAATTAAACAACCAAATCTTGAGATATCTGTGGTAGCTGAATCTATTCCACATCTTCGTAGAGGTGCGCTCAGAGACTTTGAAAAGATAATGAAATGGACTAATAGATTTGTTGACGAAAGGTTTAACAAGACGCTACTTAAATACGAATTTGCTAACGGTTCATTTATTGAGTTTTTTAGTGCAGACGATTCAAGCAAACTTAGAGGAGCAAGGAGGGACATCCTGTACATCAACGAGTGTAACAACGTAACCTTTGAATCTTACAATGAGCTTTCCATCCGTACACGTAAAGAAATATTCTTAGACTTTAACCCAGCTAATGAATTTTGGGTGCATACCGAGTTAAAAGACGAACCTGACGCAGACTTTATAATTTTAACCTACAAGGATAACGAAGCATTAGACCAATCCATAGTAGACCAAATAGAAAAGAACAAGCTCAAAGCTGAGACTTCATCTTACTGGCGTAATTGGTGGTTAGTATATGGTGAGGGACAAGTAGGAATGTTAGAGGGAGTTGTATTCTCAAACTGGAAAACCATTGACACAATACCAAAAGAGGCAAGGCTTGTAGGGATAGGCTTAGACTTTGGATACACGAATGACCCTACTTCAATTATAGAAGTCTATACACACAACGGACAGAGGATAGTAAACGAACTTGCTTATCGTACAGGAATGCTGAACTCGGATATAGCTAAAATATTACCTAAGAATGTAATAGTCTATGCTGATAGCGCAGAGCCTAAGTCAATAGACGAGATAAGACGCTACGGAATAAACATAAAAGGAGTAACCAAAGGCAAGGACTCAATCAACTACGGTATTGATGTCATGCAGCGAAATGAATACTTAGTAACGTCAAGCAGTACTAACCTAATTAAAGAGCTTAGGTCATATTGTTGGGACACTGATAAGACAGGTGTAAGATTAAACAAACCAGCTGGAGGTAATGACCACGCAATTGATGCGTTCAGGTATCACGAGATGGAAACTTTAGGTATAAATAGTCACTACGGAAAGTACCACGTAAGGTAACAAAGTACAAAAACACGAATTAAAGTTAATTAATTATGAAGGTAACAATAGACGTTCCAAGCAGTTTAGCAGATATCACACTAGAGCAGTATCAGTATCTCATGTCAATTCAAGATGAGAATGATTCTGAGGACTTTGCTTCTAGAAAGCTGATAGCTTGTCTGTGCAAGCTCCCTTA